AAAAGCCTCTGGTAAACAGAAGCTAAAAGATTTAGGATTGGACGACGCAGAAATTAAAGCGTTGATAGGATAAATTATGGCGATAACAAGATTAGGTGGAGCGAATGCAATTAGTGGAGCGATTACGTCAAGTAATTTACCTACAGGAAGTATTCTTCAAGTTCAATCGACTTTAGTTGATACTGCTTTTAATCAAGCAATTTCAGCTAATACAGATACAGCTATAACTAATATGAGTGTGAACATAACACCAAGTGCTACATCAAGTAAAATAATGTTGATGGCAAGACACATGGGAGAAAGTAATACTCTTAACAATCATAATATAGTTTATTTCTTTTTAAGAGGTTCGACTAAAATTAATGTTGGTGCAGCTAATGGAAACAATCTTCGTGGTATGCACCAAAACTTGATGGGTTTTTATGATGCTAATGCAGACTCAACGCAAGATGGTGTTAGTATGTTTACAATAGATAGTTCTCACAACTCTACTTCACAACTTACTTATCACATAGCAATAACTACTAATGCTGCAATTAGTCAATTTTCCACCAACAGAACTGTAACTGATGGAACATCTAATGCTTATGAAAGAACTTCATCAGAAATTATAGCAATGGAAATTAAAGGATAATTAGATATGCAATACTGGGATAAAGTTAATGGTACTACTAACTGGGAAGATGCTATTGCTAAACGAACAGCTACTAAAACTAAATATCCGAAATCAGGAGCGTAGACCATGCTCTTTGGCTCAACACCTTTTTCAACTATTTCATTCGGTGGAAATGTAATATCTAATGCTCTTGTTAATGTAACAGGTAATAGAGTTAATTTTAACATAGGTAATGTAACTATTGCAGGTCAAGCAAATGTTAATGTTACCGGTAACCGAATAAATGTATCTACAGGTAATGTAACCGTAGCAGCTGCAGTTGTTGCTGCTGCAACAGGAAGCCAAGTTAATACTGCAACAGGAAGTGTTACAGTTTCTGGTGGTTCAATAGTAGGTATAACAGGTAATCAGTCTAATTTATCTATTGGTAATGTATCAATAAAAGTTGGTCAAACAGTTCCGGTAACAGGCATCAGGGCTAATATTGCAAATGGAACAGTTACGGTTACAGCTAATGCAACTGTTTCTGTTGTTGGTAATAGAGTAAATATAAACATAGGAAACGCAACTGTAAGCGGTAATGCAAATGTTAGTGTTAATGGTAACAGAGCAAATATTGCAACCGGTACAGTTACTGTTACAGGAACAGCAGTTATATCTCCAACTGGAAGCAGAATTAATCTTGCAACAAGTCAAGTATCTATTAGAGCATGGAGTGATCTTAATCCTAATGCTAATCAAAAATGGGTAGATATTGCAACAGGAGCAACAGGTAATTGGACAGAAATTAACACGCAGGCAACAGGTGATTGGGTAGAAATTGATACTACAGCTATTCCACCAAAACCGTAGTTGCTTTTGTTGAAAATTAATATAATATACAATATAAGGAGTGCAATATGGCATCAAGTACATCAAGCGATTTAAAACTAGAACTTATGACAACAGGCGAAAAGTCTGGTCAATGGGGTACAATTACTAATACAAACTTACAAATTTTAGAACAAGCAACTAGTGGATACTTATCTTTAGATGTTGCTAGTTCAGACGTTGCTTTAGCTTTATCTAGTTTTACAACATCAAATGGTAAAAATTTATACTATAAATTAACAGGAACTTTAGCGGCAAACAGAACAGTTACTATGCCAGATTCTGCAGAAAGAGTTTTTATTGTAGAAGATGCAACGGTTAGATCCGCTTCACATTATACTTTAACTGTTAAAACTGTATCGGGAACTGGTGTTGTAATGCCAGTAGGTTCTAAAATGGTTTTATATTCTGATGGAACTAATATTAGTTCAGGTCCAATTACAAAAGGATTCAATACTGTTACTTCTGCGTACACTGCAATTTCAGGAGATCAAATTTTAGCAAATACAACTGGTGGAGCTATAACAATAACTTTACCTACATCACCTTCTACAGGAGATGAAGTAAGTATTACAGATGCAAGAGGAACTTTTGCAACAAATAATTTAACTATAAATAGAAATGGACAACCTATTGAAAGTGTTGCAGCAAATGATATTTTAATGACAAATGGTCAGTTTGTTGATTTAGTTTATGTAGATGCAACAAGAGGTTGGGCTTTTAGAAATACTAAAGATCGAGGTTATACTACAGTAACTGCAAACGTAACAGGTATTGCAGGAGATCAAATTTTAGCAAACACAACAGGTGGAGCTTTTACAGTTACACTACCCGCATCACCTGCTGTTGGTGATGAAGTAGTAATTGTTGATGCAAGAGGAACTTTTGCAACAAATAATTTAACAGTGGCTAGAAATAGTCAGCCAATTAATACAGGAACATCCGATTTAACTTTAAGTACAAATGGTCAAGCAATTACTTTAGTTTACGTAGATGCTACAAGAGGTTGGGCATTTAAAACAAATACAGCATAGGGGGCTTAAAATATGGCTCTTGTCGATTTTAAAATACTACCTGGAATAGACAAACAAACTACATCTGCAGGTGCAGAACAACGTTGGATAGATTCCGATAATACTAGATTTAGATATGGACTACCTGAAAAAGTTGGTGGTTGGCAATCTCCTGTAAAAAAATCAATAGTGGGTATTGCAAGACAAATGCATGCTTTTGCTAATTTGGCAGGTAAAAGATATATTATAATTGGTACAGATAAATTTTTATTAGCTTACTATGATGGTGAATTATATGACATTACACCTTTGTCAGCAAGTTTAGGTGCTGGAACCATAACTACAGTTGCATCTTCAGCTAACGTAACAATTACATTAAATTCACATGGTTTAGTTGCTGGACAAATTATATTAATGACTAGTACAACCTTACCTTCAAGTACAGGATACACTACAGCAAATTTTGATAATAAATTATTTCAAGTAACTTCTATTACAAACAGTAATAATTTTGTAATTACACAGAGTTCAGCAGCAACTGGAAATGCTGGACCAGGAGGAAGTATTACTGTAACTCCTTATGTAACTGTTGGACCACAAGTACAAACAATTGGTTATGGTTGGGGAACAAGCACTTGGGGAAATGGAAACTGGGGAGAAGATTCAACTGGAGAAGGAGTGATCCTGGAGCCAGGCCTCTGGAGTCTTGATAATTATGGTTCGGTTTTAATTGCAACTATTGCAAACGGTCCTACGTTTACATGGAATTCAAATGGAAGTGATCCACAGACTGTTAGAGCTTCTCAAAGTACAAGTGGTTTTGCAACTACAAACAATCCTAGTTCTTCTAGATTTACAATGGTGTCGCCTACAACAAGACACTTAGTACATTTTGGAAGTGTTGTTCCTTCTAGTGGAGGACTTAGTAGCCAAGATAATATGGCTGTTGTTTTTTCTGATCAAGAAAATATAAATAGTTATACTCCTACTTCTATAAACACAGCAGGTTCTCAAATACTACAAGACGGAACTAAAATAATGACTGCATTAAGAGCAAAAGAATCTATGTTAGTTTGGACAGACAATGCACTTTACAACATGAGATTTATAGGTGCACCTTTTACATTTGGTTTTGAACAAGTTGGAACTAATTGCGGAGTAGTAGGTAAAAATGCAGCTGTTGAAATAGATGGTGTTGCTTTTTGGATGTCACCTAAAGGATTTTTTGCATTTGATGGTACAGTAAAATCAATACCTTGTAGTGTTGAAGATTATGTTTATGATAATATTGATACAACAAAGGGTCATCAAGTTTTTGCAGGAATAAATAATTTATATACAGAAGTAGTATGGTGGTATCCAAGTGCTAATTCTGATTACAATGACAGGTATGTTGTATATAATTATTCAGAAAAAGTTTGGTATACAGGAACAGAGCCTAGAACATCTTGGATAGATGCGGAAATATATGCTAAACCATTTGGAACTAAATTTACAAGCACTGGAACAGCTAATTTTCCTGTAGTATTAGGAGAGTCTGGATTAGGTAAATCACAATTATTTGAACATGAAATAGGTACTAATCAGGTAGATGAAAATGGTACTCCATCAAAAATTACTTCTTTTATTAAATCATTTGATTTTGATCTACAGCAACAGGGAGGTGTTGCAGGTGAAGTATTTTTAGCAGTTAGACGTTTTGTACCTGATTTTGAATCCATAACGGGAGATGCTACAATTACTTTAAATATAAAGAGATATCCTCAACAATCTGATGCTGAAAGTACTTTGAGCCCCTTTACAATTACTTCAACTACTGATAAAAAAGACACAAGAGCAAGAGGAAGATTTGTTAATTTACAAATTGAAAACAAAGACTTGAATCAGTCTTGGAGATTTGGTACATTTAGACTAGATATTCAACCCGACGGAAGAAGATAATGATAAATAATACACCTTTATATATAGACCTATTAGATTATTTAGAGAGAGATGGTATTGCCAGTCTTTCTAATGATTTTGATCCAAATGCATTTATGACTAATTATGATGAGTTAGATACTACATCACCTTTAATAAATAACCCAACAGTAGCGCCAACAATGCCTTATATAATTCCTCCTTTAGGAGGAGGAGATGGAGGAGATGGTCCTCGTCAAGGTTTAGAATCTCTTAGAAAAGATGATGATGATGTTTTTGATTATGAATATGATGCTTATGGT